TTTTCAAACTGGTAATTTTTATTAGTCTTATTATCGAATATCGAATTAAAGACTGTTAGTGAAATACCCATGGTTGTCACGATGCTCCGGTCCTTTCCAACCTTCAGGTTTAATAAGATCGGGTAATCCAAGAGGGTTAGGTCGTGATTCTTTTACGCCAGGTTCTTTAGTCATATTAGCAGAATGAACTTGTTCCCATGCTTTATGAGCATCAACTCCGAAAGCATCCATTGTGCCAATTGCTACAACACAAAGATCAATCAATCCATCAACAATTTCTTCAGGATTTTTATCCATGATGGCAGCTGCACGTGTTTCATCAAGTTCTTCTTGTAAAAAGTTTAGGCGAAACTCCAGAAACTTCTGTAGCTTTTCTTTATTACCAGCAACGAGTTGTTCAGAAACCCATTCATGGACTCCAAACTTACGATGCATATCATTAATATCTTGTACCCAATCTTTACTCATGACTATTATTATACTCCATTTCGACGTAAATGTAAACTACTTTATGCAAAGAAATCTTCCAATGTGACTTGTTCTTCTGCGTTCCAACCAACTGCATTCAATATCAATTCAAGTGGTTCAAGGAATGTCTTTTCAAATTGTTTATCATAATCAATATTACGATTGACACCAAACTCTTCGGGTAAAACTTCCGGAAAAGCAATAACGTTTTCTTTAATTACGTTTGGTTTTTTCATGTATAGGTATTTAATACGGCTACCATTTTGAATTGCTTCATACTTATGCATCATACCTGATTCTTTAAGTGCTTTATTATATACTAGTGAACCACGCACATGAATTGGTGAACCTTTCTTATAGATTGTCTTACGGTCTTTCCAATCTGTAATGTTTGTTACAGACCGAGGGAACGCAACTTGTTCTGCCGGTAAAGAACGAAACTCATTCTTAAAATCTTGAATAAATTTTTGTGTATCTTTCTCGTTACCAGAAATTATAACTTTAAATATTTCTCTGAACTTAGAGCGACATACTTCTGGTGTTGATGACTTAATAGCTTCAATACCCATGATCTTGAGTTTTGGTTCTGCATACTGTACACCTTCAGAGTTATGCACATTCAGTATGTATCTTTTCTTTGCAGTCCATATACCACGATCAGCGATAACTTCTCTACCCATTTCCATACGAGGCTTATGACAATTCATAACTTTAAATAAGCGATCATATGCTTTTGATAATACTGGTTCAAAGTGTTCAATACAAATTTTATCAAGAAATTGTACTGGATCTTTTGGCTTGAGTTTTTCTACCAATGGACCAAAATTAATATAGAGTGAATCTGTATCCATTGCAATGACATAATCTTCATCTGACTTTAGAAGTTTATTCATTTCATTGTTAACAGCATTCTCTGCCCATTTGATAGCAAGTTGACCGGTAAGAGTAATACCTTCAGCAATTCGTAAATCATAATAACGAAAGTGTTTATTACCGATTGCACCATAAAGTGAGTTCATAAGAATTTTAATAGCCAACTGTTGGTTAGTAAGTTTACTAATTTCTTTTTCAAGCTCTATGGTTTTATTCTTTTGATATTCTTTTTCTGCAGCGATCATCATATTCTTGATTGATCTACGTTCGTCATAATAGTCAATAATGATATTAGGAACCACACCGTCAAGATCTTTTCGATAGGTAGAACCATTTGCTGCAACGGCAAACTGGTTGTGTTGTGATTTATCTTGATGCAGATATTGTTGTACACCACTTGGCATATTAAACTCTGGTTCTTTATTGAGAGTTTCTGGCGACATATTCCACTGAACAATAATGTTAGGATACAGTGAATTTAAATCAAAAGATACTACCCAGTCATGCATACCAACCTGTGGTTCTTTAACATAACCACCTTCAAAGTCACGTATACCCATTTCATCAGGTTCAATCTTTGGCATAACTTTTTGTGAATTCAATTTACGATATATGATTGATTCCCATATCGCAACTGTACCAAAAGTATCTTGATAGTTGACACCACCTTTGTATGCCACAGTCATAGCCAAAGTAATAAGTCCCATCTTTTCTTCGAGCTTATCAACCAGCTGAACATCTTTCATATTATAGTCAATGTACTTTTGGAAATCTTCTTTATACAGATTACGTAATGAACCTTCTTCTTCGAATGATAGTTTCTTTTCACCGAGAACTACATACGCAATGTGATTCAATTTATAGGATTCTTGAGTACCATAAGTATAACCAAACTTTTGAAATAGATCAAGATAATCAAGTGTTTGAATACCTTGAAGTTTATATGTGATTTGTTCACGACCACGTTTGACAATCTTAGAATAGTCAACCATACCCCAAGGCGAGAACTTTTTACATTGATCTACACCAAGTACGTTGTTAACACGATTAACAAGGTAAGGTATATCAAAAAACTTTACATTCCAACCGGTCACAACATCTGGTGTATTACGATGATCATGCCAAAAGTCAAGAAACTTAAGAAGTAGATCTACTTCATCTTTACATTTATAATAACGTACAGGTTTGATGAGTGCTTGTGATTCATCATAATCTTTCATACCCCAAACACGATACACACCATCAATATTATTTTTGATGGTGATAGCCAAGACTTCTTGATTGGCTTTCTCTGGTTCAGGAAATCCATCATCATATGCTGTTTCAATATCGATAGTAGTGACATTAATGATGTCACGGTTGAACTCAATATCTCGAGGAAACTTATGAGCAATATATTGTTGAATCATGTTTGGATTACCGTAAATGTCAAAGCCACCAACTTCTCGATATTGGTCAAGCCATTGCCGACATTCACGCATTGTTTGGAAGTCTACCGGTCCAATAGACGCACCGTCCAGTCCACGCCAATTTGTTTCAGTTCTTGATGGAACAAATAAGCGAGGAGAGAATGGTTCTTTTTTATAGACACGTTTACCAGCGGCATCATAACCGCGGTAAAGAAATGAATTACCGTAACGGACTACTGAAGTATAAAACATAGTAGTATTATATCAAAAAACAAGAGGTTTGTAAACAATTAAATTGCGAAAGATTCTCCACATCCACATGAAGCTGTTGCGTTAGGATTTACAACTTTAAGATATGCACCACCTAACTCGGTAACATAATCGATAGTACACCCAGCGACATACATTTCTGCCATGGGATCCAATACTAAAGCATCACCATAAGGTTCGCTCCATATAACATCAGGCCAGTTTTTCTTGAAGTCCCAAACATATTGAAATCCAGAACAGCCACCGCCTTTTACACCGAGTGTAACATGATCGTCACCTCTGACTTTATTTAGATATTCAATAGCTGCATCAGTTACTTCAATCAATAGCGCGCATCCTCTGTACAAGCCGGTCTGCACGATTAGTTACTTGGCGATACCAACGAGAATCTACCATTTCGTCTGCTGCTGCATTCCAATCACGAGCATCAACTCCACGCTTCATTCCTTTAAATGCAGAGAGTCGAGGGTACCCAAGATTGAAGCACATATTTGCGATAATGAGCTGGGCTTCCTCTGGCAATTCGTAAAAATCGGGATAGAGTTTTTCACAGTCGTCAATTGTGATTTGTATATCCTGTTCGAACGCTTCAGCCACTCGATCGTCTGTGACTGCTGTACCAACATCTTCTCCATACTCCGGATCTTCATCTCTGATGAGATGACCAATCCCAAAAGTAGGAAGACCGAGGTGATCCAAATATATTTCATGCTTTACACCTTCATCTAATTCTAAATCTGCCCTTAATTTTCCTAAGTCCATATTTCTTTTCCTCCAATTGCACCGACATGAGTTTTTTCCATATAGCAATTAGTTTTTGATTTTGTTCCGCCCATGTCTTGTACCCAAGTTAATTCTTGTATAATTCTATTATACCACTGTTTGTCATATTCATCGCTAGCTTTATTCATATCATCTATTAATTGTTTGATACGAGCTTCTATATATTTTTCTTGTTTATTTTTAATAGGCATTCTTCTAAAAGCGTTAGGTCCCATATGTATTCTCCTTATAAAAC